TGTTTAGCGTCACCCCCAAAATACCCGGCAAACATAGTATTTATGCTGCGAGTTAGCGCGTTGACGATAAACTCTCGATTGTTAGCGGTTACTGCCTGCAATTTTGCTCTGCTTTTAACTGGTCTGCCCATTGTGCGATTCTCAGCGGTGGCGTGATTTGACGAGTATACCAAAAGAATTATCCTCCATCACTAAATGCGGGCAAGCGCCCATTATGAAGGCATCTGCAAGGTTTGGTGATGGTATGCCGCGTTTTGCCAACTCTTCTTTTGGCTCGACAATATCAAGCCCGCGTTTACTGTAACGGCGGCGAGGCGTGGATAGCTCTATTTTAAGCTGTTCTATTTTGGGGCACTGGCTGGATATGCTTATCAGGTCGCTTGGCGCGAATTTCTCGCCGGTTGTTATTGCCCTGTAAGTGTTGCGGAACCGGTCAGCCACGTCCTGCCATGCCTGAGCCTTTAGATTCTCGAATTTTTCCTTGTTGGTTATACCTGGCGCATATTCTTGGTCTGGATTGACGATAGCGCCAGCCGCGTTAAATTTGAAATAGTTGTCATGGTATCCCGCCGTGCTTAAAGTCGATCCAACGTGCGCACCATTACCAATTGAGTCGTAAATCAGTCGCCCGGTTGTTACGTGCGCCCATGCCCTCATTGCCGATTGAGTTAGCGCGTCCTCTGGTGCCGCCCATTCGTCAATATCAATAAGCAGCCCTCCATCGAATATCGCGCAGGCATTTTTATCTGCTCCCGAGTCAGCCACGTCATAGCCAACAGCCTGAGCGCCACTAAGGTCAATGCCAAGCTTCTTGTGCGCATCGATTGCAGCATCTATCCACGCGAATTTGATCACCGCCGCATCATCATTGGATAGAGGCTGGCCTAGGTAGATATGGTTGTATGCGTCAGGGTCTGCCAGCTTTAACCGCTCAGCTTTTTCTCTCGCCGTTGTGGATAGGAACGGGTTTTGCTCATAGTTGATATGCTGGATTATGCAGCTATCGCCAAGCAACTGCGGCAGTTTTGTTTGTACAAAGTCTGTTTGTAAGTGCGGGTTCCACAATATCCAAACCTCTGCGCCCTCCTTGCGGATTGTCGGGTCGATTATTGACCACTGCGCCTCTGTTAGCCCCTCGCCCTCTTCGATCCAGCAAATGTCTATCCCCTCGGTGCCTTTAATCTCTTCGATATTGCGGGCGATACCGTAAAACAGAAACTCGCTTCCGGTGGTTTTGTGCTTTATGGTTGAAACGCCTATTTCAAACTCATCCAGCCAGCCAGCCGCCTCGATCTTTTGCTTAACCACGGTATAAACAGAATCTGCAATCCGGTTTTGGAATTGCCGCAGGCATAGGAACTTAACGGAATAGTTGCGGGCAAGGAAGGCGGCCATCCCGCCAGCGTCTTGAGTTTTTGACGAAAACCTTCCGCCTTTCAATAACTTATAAGGCTTCCTGGTTCTCCAAAATGATTTTAAATGTGGGTTTAATTCAAACACTAGCAGGAACCTATCTAAAATTTAGATGAATCCTTGGATATTTACCCGAGAATATTTGAATAATTAATCTGGAATTTCGATTTGTTTGGATGTGACAGCATAGAAGTCATCCAAGCTTTTTCCTTTTGGCGTCATTGAGCCATCGCTTGAAGTGTGATCTTGCTCAACCTTGTCACTATACCCATGCTTGCACAAAAGCATCTTTGTAACCGCTGGATTAAACCCGCCAGAAAGGCCGCCATTAATCAATTTTTGCTCTTGCGCCTGCTGTACACGCGTTAAGATGTCCGAAAACTCTTGCTTTTCAGGGTCTTTTGCCCATTCGTAAATGGTCGATTTGCTTACACCCATGGCCAATGCAAGACTGACGACCTGAGGCACTACATCGCCTTGAGACTCCCATCCACCCTCAATGTAAGCCCTTGCCATGATTAGCTTTGATTCGCTGTACTCTGCTGGTCTGCCACCCGCCATAGATTCCTCTCTGTCTCTACGCCGATTACATGCTGAAACGCACAGTGTATGTGCCAGCAGCAACGCCAGTGATTGAAATTGCCGCCATCTGGAAGTCTTTGCCGATAAGTGCGCAGTTCTTGTCTGCCTCAGCAACTGTTACGTCTTTCTCAATTCCAGACACTAGGGTTACTGTTACAGTTGACGTGTGCATATCAAAATCGGTCTCGCACTGCACGCCAGTGCGCAATGGCCTGGATAGGTCGCTACAAATCAATACGTCACTTGTTCCGGCGCACGTCCATTCTTCTGTTTGATTTAGCTTAACGGTTAGGTTTGCCATGGTATTAACCTATTAATTGGGTTTACGTGATTATACCACAAATAAAATTACTGTTAATCACCCTCTGACAACCGGTGGTTTTTTCTCTGCCTGTGCGCCTTCGATTAAAGTATTTAGCCTATTAAGCTGATAAATAAAGCCTAAAAAGCCAATATGGAATAGATACGGATTCTCGACCTTTACCTCTCGCAGCTTAAAGCTTTTTAGCCTGCGTGTGAATGTTGGCATAAGCACCTTTCTTCCTGACTTCAGTTTCTTTGCTTTCATCACTTACTCCAAAATAAAAAAGCCCGACTACTCGGGCGAAGGTGCGGACTGATTTGGATTGTGATCGATTCCGTAAAGTCTAAGCAGAGCCTTAAGCTTTTCGTTTTCTCGAATTAGTGGCAGTGTTTCGGATTCCCACTTCTTGTTCTCTCTGTAAAGCTGATAAAGCGATCCCGTTGAAAATGCTGCATAGGACAAAACAAACATCAGCATGTATTCCATAAATCCCCCTAAACAATGGTTGTAGAGTAGCGAATAAGCTTGCCTATCTCTTTTTCAAGACGCTCAGCCATTTCCATGTTTCCGGCCTTTATTGCCTCTCTCATTGTCTCAGAAAGCTGTTTGATTATTTCATCTGTATCTGCTGCCATTTCGTTATCTCCTATATCGCATTCTCTGGCCAGTCATATCCCCTGCAAGGCTCTACAGGGCGTGATTGCGTATCCCAAAACTTGTGCGCTACTGGAGCCTGGTTAGCCTGCGCTAGTATCTGCGCGTGGAACTGGTTGCGCGGCTTTGGCTCTTGTAGTTCCTCAACCTGCGGCAACGGTAGATTGTTCATCTTGCATTCTCCTGCCTATTTCTGCTGCTGCGCGGGTTATTGCGCGTCGTGTTGCAGCCAAGGTATCTGATGGTGATATTTCGTGCATAGGCGGTACATGCTCTATGCACCGTCTGATTCCGTACTGTTCTGCGTCTACTCGTGTTTGGTGAACAAGAATATCAACAACAAGAGTCAATTTAGCAGCCAGCCTAAGCGCATCGCCATCATCGGCTAGCGGATTCCAATTTTCATAATTTATCAGATGGCCCCTGAATGGAACCTCTTGCATAATGCATTGATATCCATGATCGAACTCCCCAACTACTCCAGCAGCCTTAGCAGCCAGCTCTAGCAATTCTCTATCGCTTTGCTTTTCCATCGTCATCAGTAGCGCCATGTAGGCGCGCTCCTCAAGTAGATTTTTCATTGTATTCCAACCAACCACCGCGAACTAATGCGCGGAACTTTACGGGGTTATTCAAAAACAGCTTTGGCATTGAGTTTTTTCCCAATCCTAGGAACTCCTGGCACTCCTTCAAAGAGCGCCAGCCTATGCTTTTTGCGTATTGTGATGGTGACATAATCACCCCGCCATTCTTTGGTAACATTTGCCAGCCGCGTAACCTTTCAGGTACATGTCAAACAGCTTGTTTATTTCGCCGTTTTGATACCATTGGCCTTTTACCCACAAATCTTTTGGCTCTTTATCCATCCTTCCGGTTGCTACTTTTTCAAAGTCGGCCATTACTTCGTAAATTTCTCCAGTCTTGTACATCTTCTTAACTCCTATCGGCTTAGCGTTATTGCTTACCATGACTATCATTATACGCGTATTTTTGGTATTTGCTAGCATTATGCTGCATTTGGAAGTGTAAAGATTGGTTAAGGCTCTTATCGTGAGCCACTCGGCGCAGTCAGCAGAAGCGGAAGGTGCCCGCCGGAGCCGTGAATTTAACGGTCTGCCCTGCACTGCGGGCGGTTGTAACGCCACCGAGCCGAAGGTTGTTTGTACCCGCTATGCGCGGCCTCTTGGGTGAGGCGGGGGAAATTGGTTGCCAAGGTAGACTGCCGCGCCTTGGCTCGCTTGGAGTTTGGTGCAGAAATCAGGATTCGAACCTGAATTTAGCGGCCCTCTGCCACTCGTCCTATTCCAATTAGACCATTTCTGCATAGTTGCCGCCCTTTCATGCGGCTGTCATGGTAAATTATCTGAAATGCTCAGTCTAAAGCCCATGCGCTCTGCTCTGTTTGCCTTTCGGCAATTCTATCTATTATGCCCGTTGACCTTTCCGCAGTGCGGGCAAACAACAGTCCACAAAGGCATTTTTTGCTTACAGTGAACGCATTTTTCTGTGTTTTTCATAATTTCACCTTATTTAAATTCCTGCGCATTTTAAGAGCGCGCTACTCAACCGCTTTGAACTTGAAACTAGCGACGGGATTTGAACCCGCTATCCTGACAGTCACGGTTGCGACCCGTTAACCCGTGTATTACCCGATTTACATCTTCCAGTTTCAAGACCAAAACCCTCTCCGTACTGCTCCCCCAGAGGGCGGGGATTAGCGGAGTGAGGATTCGAACCTCCGGCGCTTACCGTTTCCGGCCCCATGTCACCACAGGTAAGG